CGAATTGACGATATGTTCATTCAAATTCCAGCAGATATCAGAGAAAAGTTCGACAATGATCCAGAAAAGTTTGTAGATTTCATGAACGATGAGAATAATATTTCTGCATTACAAGATATGGGAATTTTGGTTAAGAAAGATTCAATTAGTTCTCCGAAGGAGACTTTAAACGCTAACGAAGTTAGCGAAGCCCCTTAGGTCTACTTGATGTAAAGGGGCTAGGTGACAGAAAGATGTTTTGAGTGGCTAGATTTGGGTTTTTTTTAATCAATTATTGGAGTTAATATTATGCGTGCACATAAGATGAATAAGAGGGCTTCTAAGCGTGTTTTTAGAAAAACGGCTGATTCTGCCCATTCTAAGAATTTCGGTCACCCTGCGCCTATGAGAGGCGGTTATAGGTTATAAAAAAAGGGGGTCTGCAAACCCCCTTCTTTTGTTTTGTTTTTTTTCCTAGGTGATTATATGCCATGTACTAATCCTATTCCAGCTGTTAGGGATAAAGAGCCTAACAAGAATGGTAAGTTTCCTTTAATTTTTTCCCCGTCTATTGTTTCTAAGTTTGACGGTCGTGATTTATTGATGATTCCTTGTGGTCGTTGTATTAGTTGTCGTTTGAAGAAAAGTTCTAATTGGGCTTTTCGTATGATGTGTGAAAAGAAGACTTCTAACGTTGCTTCGTTTATTACTTTGACTTTTAGTCCAGAAAATTTAAAAAGCCCTAGTTTGGATAAAACTATTTTTCGTGATTTTTTGAAAAGATTAAGAGAGGGTATTTTTTACAATGAAGGTAAGCGTATTAGATTTTATCATTGTGGTGAATATGGCGATTTAAATCGTCGACCACATTATCATGCAATAATTTTTGGTTATGATTTTCCTGATAGATATTTATATATGAAGATGTCTAACGGTTTCGAGTTATATCGGTCTGATTTTTTAGAATCTAAGTGGCCGTTCGGTTTTGCTAGCGTAGCAGATGTTACTTTTGAATCTTGTGCTTATGTTGCTAGATATGTTACTAAGAAGATTACTGGTGATATGGCTGACGAACATTATAAGATTTTAGATGAAAAGACTGGTGAACTTATTGATTTGAATCCCGAGTATGCTACTATGTCGCTAAAGCCAGGGATTGGTTACGAATTTTTCCAACGTTTCTACCGTGATATCTACCCTAAAGATTTTATGGTTTTTAACAATCGCAAAGTCCCTCCTCCACCTTATTTTGATGATTTATTGGCTATTAAAGATCCTGATTTGCATGAGCAAGTAAAGATGGCACGAGTTTTGCGTGCTGAATCTAAAGAACCTGATGATTTAATTACTTTAGATCGTATTAATCAATATTACAGAGATGTAATGAAGCAACTTAAACGTAAATTGGAGTTATGATAATGAAACATGCTGTTATGTCTATTTTTGATACTAAAGCTGAGTTTTGGCTTGCGCCGTTCTATGCTTACAACATTGCTGATGGACAACGATTTATTACGGAACGTGTTAACGATGAACAAGATAGACTTGCTATACATGCTGCTGATTATAATTTGTACCATGTTGGCTATTTTGATGATCAAACCGGCGAGATTATCCAAAACGATGGTGGAAAAGTAAATTGCGGTAATTTATTGGAGTTTAAACGAACAGTTTAATTAATGATGTTATCCCCAATTTCCGGGGATAACATTGTTAATTAAATTGTGGACAAGCGAAGCGCGTCAGTAAGGAGACATTATGAGAATCCCTTCAGGTATGATATCTAGTCATAATTTTGCTAGAGTTCCTTCCGTAAATATTCCCCGTTCAGTTTTTAACCGTTCACATGGTTATAAGACTACTTTTAATGAAGGTATGTTGATTCCGTTTTATTGGGATGAGGCTTTGCCCGGTGATACTTTTAATTTGAATTTAACTGCTTTTGCTCGGATGGCTACGCCGTTATTTCCTATTATGGATAATTTGTATTTTGATACTTTTTTCTTTGCTGTTCCCTATCGTCTTGTATGGGATAACTGGGAAAAGTTTAATGGTGCTCAAGATAACCCCGGTGATTCTACTGCGTTTGTTACCCCCAAGTGTACTTCTCCTGTCGGTGGATATACTGAATTGTCTTTACATGATTATTTAGGTTTGCCTACTAAGATTGTTGGTTTAGTTCATAATAATTTTGTTCCGCGTGCATATAATTTAATTTGGAATGAATGGTTTAGAGATCAGAATTTACAGAATAGTGTTGTTGTTAATAAGGGTAATGGTCCTGATACTCCCGCTGATTATGTTTTATTACGTCGTGGTAAGCGTCATGATTATTTTACTAGCTGTTTACCTTGGCCTCAAAAGGGTCCTATTGTTTCTTTACCTTTAGGTACTAGTGCGCCTGTTGTTTCTACTAATACTGCGTTTTCTATGAAAACAGGTTCAGTTGATAACACCATTATTTCTTCTGATGGAACTAATATGCGTCGTGGTACTGGTGTTAACTGGAACGTTTCTCAAGATTTTGTTTGGGGCGCTGCTACTGGTTTACAAACTGATTTGTCTACTGCTACTGCTGCAACTATTAACGATTTGCGTCAAGCGTTTCAATATCAACGTATGTATGAACGTGATGCTCGTGGTGGTACGCGTTATCAAGAGATGATATATAGTCATTTTAAAGTTATGGGTGCTGATAGTCGTTTGCAAAGGCCTGAATACCTTGGCGGCTCTTCTACTCCCATTAACATTACACCTGTTGCCCAAACCAGTTCCACTTCTGGCACTGCTGCACTCGGCGATTTAGCCGCTTTCGCGACCATGGCAGCTCATGGGCAACATGGATTTACTAAGTCATTTACTGAGCATTGTATAATTATTGGTATTTGTTCTGTTCGTGCTGATTTGAACTATCAACAAGGTTTGAACCGTTCTTGGAGTCGTAATACTCGTTTTGATTATTTTTGGCCTACGTTACAACATCTTGGTGAACAAGCTGTTCTTAATAAAGAGATATATGCTCAAGGCACTGGTGCCGATAATAACGTTTTTGGTTATCAACAAAGGTACGGAGAGTATAAATATAAACCTTCTCAAATAACTGGTGCTTTTAGATCTAATTTTACTGGTACTTTAGATGCTTGGCATTTGGCTCAAAATTTTGGTTCTTTGCCTACTCTTGGCAATACTTTTATAGGTGAGAATGCGCCTATGACTCGTATTAAGGCTACTAATACTGATCCTGATTTTATTATGGATTGTTTTGTTTCTTTGAAGTGTGCTCGTCCTATGGCTGTTGATGCTGTTCCTGGCTTGATTGACCATTTTTAAGGAGCTAAAATGCTTGATTTATTAGGTAGCATATTTACTGGTGCTGCTGGCTATTATGGTCAGCAATCAGCTAATCGCACTAATAGAGATATTGCACGTGAACAGATGGCGTTTCAAGAACGTATGAGTAGTACTTCCTATCAGCGTGCAGTTAAAGATATGCGTGAAGCTGGTATTAATCCTATGTTAGCAGTTTCACAGGGTGGGGCTTCTACCCCTCCCGGTGCTCAAACTCGTGTTGAAAGTGCTATTGATAAAGGTGTTAATAGCGCAATTAATGCGCGTCAAATGCAATTAGTTAAAGAACAAGTTAAGAATATTCAAGCAGATACTAAGTATAAAGCAGCTCAAACCAACTTATCTGATTCACAAAATGAAGTTGCTTTTATGGAGCAGATGTTAAAGCGTGAACAGGCTTCTGTTGCTGCTGCTACTGCTCAAGCTCTACGTTTAGATAATGTTGGTAAAGCTGCGGAAGCTGCTATTGATAATTCTGCGTTTGGTAAAATTACGCGTGCAATTAATCGTTTAAATCCTTTAGCTAATTCTGCTTCTAATGTTAAACGTTCAATTAAGAGGTAATTATGAAAGATAAGCGTGTTAATTATCAAGGATGTCCAGTTCTTTATTTCGATGAAGAACCTGTTTTAACTGAACAACATCATAAGGATGATTGTGATATTAATTCTATTATGTCTAAGTTTGCTTCAAATCCTTCTGCTATCTTTGCCGATCCGTCGGCTTTCAATTATAGTGATGTTTCTGAACATGTTGACTATCATTCTGCTCTTAACTTTGTTCGACGAATTGACGATATGTTCATTCAAATTCCAGCAGATATCAGAGAAAAGTTCGACAATGATCCAGAAAAGTTTGTAGATTTCATGAACGATGAGAATAATATTTCTGCATTACAAGATATGGGAATTT